TGCTGCAGCATTTGCCGTGAGGATTTCAAGGCGCTAGCGATAGCGTCTCGACTTCCTTGTGGACACACCTACCATTTTGATTGCATCGAGGGGTGGGTCACTCATTGTCGGGAATCTGGCATTGATGTGTCCTGTCCACTTTGCAGAGAGACCTGGTCTCCGCCTCCTTCGGATGCGGAAACCATCTACGACAGCCGCTTGGGAGCTATCCAGGAGCGTATTCTGGAGTTATGCCCACGCCTGAGCCCTTTGGAACGAGAGGATTTTCCTCTCCTGTACGAGGGTAAGAAACGAAGCGTATACCAGAATGCCGTCGAAAGCCTGTACGTCAGGGGTATTAGACGCAAGGATGGTGAGCTCAGTAATTTCACAAAGACTGAGCGTACAACCAAGCAAGGGGCGGTACCAAGGAACATTTCACCACGTGATCCAAGGTACAACGTTGAAGTAGGACGGGTTATTAAACCTGCCGAGGGAATCCTACTCAATGGCGTGACGCGGTTGCTCGGTTCCAAGACTGTGATGAAGGGCATGAATGCATCGCAGGTTGGGGCTGAGTTTCACCGTAAGTGGGAGAAGATGGGGGGAGATGGACAGGCTGTGGCGGTTGGGTTGGACGCTTCCCGATTTGATCAGCATGTCTCCAGGCAAGCGCTGGAGTGGGAACACAAGTTTTACTTGGGGCTTCTCACGAGTCCGAAGGACCGGAAATGGCTCGCCAGGTTGTTGACCTGGCAGATCCAGAATAAGGCGTTCGGGCGCTGCGCGGATGGCTGGCTTAGGTATGAGATTGAAGGGACGCGGTGCTCAGGTGACATGAACACGGGATTGGGCAATTGCCTGATTGCGTGTTGTCTGTTGATCGCCTACTGTACTGAGCGCGGTGTCCCATTCGAACTGGCTAACAACGGAGACGATTGTGTCATTATTTGTCACAAGCGTCACCTGGCCAGGTTCTCTGCCGGGCTGGATCTCTGGTTCAGGGAGATGGGGTTCAATATGGTGGTCGAGGAGCCGGTGTATGAGCTTGAGAAGGTGGTGTTCTGTCAGTCACAACCAGTGTTTGATGGGGCGTCTTGGACTATGGTCCGGGACCCTCGTAGCTGTATAGTGAAGGACTGCATCAGTCTCAAGCCTTGGTGTAATGCCAAGGAGTACGAGTCGTGGATCAAGTGTGTCGGCATGTCCGGCACCTCTCTGGCCGGGGGTATCCCGGTGCTTGATTCATTCTATCGTGCTTTCATGCGCGCCGGCCGCGACGCCAAACCCCTCAAACTGACCGACCCCACGCTTATCGGCGGACTGTTCTGGCAGTCCAAGGGTATGCACAGGCGCTCCCTCGCCGTCTCACAAGACGCGAGGTACTCCTTTTGGAGGGCGTTTGACATCACCCCCGATGAGCAGGTAGCAATCGAGTCCGAGTACGATGCTACCACCCCATATTTCCAGGAAGTTCGTAAGGATTGGGAGTTTTTACCAACCCACGAACACACCCTCCTTCTGTGACGCCCACTTGGGCATTTTCCGGTGACTCCGGTTTAACAACGTCAACCAGAAGGCCACTGGTTTAACAAATCAGCAATTGGGTTGGGGAGTGTAGAATGACCAAAACTGTGATCG